CGGTGGGCAGAGGAATACGATGACGCTGCCGATATGCCCACATGCTATGAAGACGCTGTCGGACTGGGACTGGAATCGCAGCCCGCGTGTATGGATTGTCGGGGATCTCCTTCTGCGAACACCAGCGCCACAGCGTATCAAACGAAAACCACCAGACATGACCGCTCTCCTCAAAGGCGAAGTAGTCAAAGGGATGGATGTTCTCCTCTCCGGTGATGAGATCCTCCTGATTGGCAAGGTTCTTGCGGCATATGACACCCGGTCCACTAAGTTCTAACCTCTTGCGCAGGAGCCAACCCCGCGTCAATGCCTGGATCTTCCGCACACCCCGATCAGAGGGCGCATTTGCATCTGCCCAGAGAACTGGAACCTTGCAACGCGCATGACGACCACAAAGGGTGTGTCCCTTCAATGCAGCGGCCTTGCATTGTTCAGTGGACCCCTTCTTCCGGACTGATGCACAAAGCATAACCCTTTATCATGACCCGCGTTCTTTCTTGAAAGCGGAAACGTTCATACAAAACGAATCTACAGGCTCCTTGGCAGTATACAGTACAACACTCCACAATGGCCACCAACGCGATCGTCTCTGTCTCCAACCTCGACATCTCTAAGGTCACCTTCGGCGAGATCCGCCAGAACAAGGCGGGCGGCAAGACTGTTCCGATCAAGTACAATGGTCAGAGCCTCATGATTCGCCTCCCCAAGGTTGCATACCCGATGGGCGTCGCTGTCCGCGAGTCCGAGAATGGCACCAACTACACGCTCATGGCGACGCTCAAGGGTTGCGACCCGTTCGTCAAGGAGCGCGCGGCTGCCGAGTCTGGTGAGCTCGGTTCGCTGTACAACTTCCTCCTGGACATCACGACTCGTCTGCTGGACACTGCGACGTCCAACAGCTCCAAGTGGTTCGGCAAGGCTCGCTCTCGGGACGTCCTCCAGGATGTCATGAAGCAGTCCATCAGCCCGAGCGTGGAGAAGGTCAACGGCGAGTGGGTCCCGACTGGCAAGTATCCTCCGTCTCTCCGGATGAAGGTGCCTGTCTACGACGGCCGTGTCGCGATGGATGTCGTGGACTCTACGGGCAAGGCGGTTGACGTCAACGTGGAGAACATCCAGGAGATCTTCCCGAAGCGCGTGGAGGCGTCGGTCGTTGTCACGCCGTCGGTCTATGTCTCCGGTCAGGGTTTCGGCATCACCTGGCGTGTCTCGTTCGCTCGGGTCTCTCCTCCCCAGCGCCTGACGGCTGCGCAGGTCTTCGCAGACGAGCTGGACGAGGACGATGGTGCCCCGGTTGAGGCTCCTGCGCCGACTCCTGCGGGCAACGGTGAGGCGCCTCCGGCTATCAGTGTGCAGGTTCCGACTGCTGAGGAGCTGGATGAGGACTCGGTTGCTCCGGCTGCGGCGCCTCCTGCTCCGGCTGCGGCCCCGAAGAATCGGCGTCGGGTCCAGGCTGCTCACTAAGCAGTGACCAGATGCGGGAGTCGGCGGGTGGAATATAGACGAGTAGATCCTCGTCCACAAAATAGGTAGTCTCACGTGGGAAGTCTAGGGTTCGTTTGGAAGCGCAAGGGTGTGGTGTCAAGGACATCACTCCACACTTTTTGCATTCATAGACCTCGGGTAGCCGACCGAGGATCATGTCGGGGGTGATGACGCGGACGTTGCTCTTGAGGCAGTGCTCCAGGAATGTCATCGGCGTTGTCCAACCCTCGGCCAGGAACTTTTCAAACACATGCGGTGGAAGCCGTGACCAGATGTCGCCTGGGCAATCCCAGCCGTCCTCTTGGAGCATTGTGCCAAAGTCATTGTCCTTGAACCAGAGCAGCTCAAAGATCGCGTGGTCTTTCGTATCGTGCTCGGTAAGACCTACGCGCTGCAGATCCTCGTCGTAGAGCCAGTAGACGTTCGCATGGGTGAACCGAGGATCGCGAGACCCGCGGTAGACCTCGCGCCCGTCCATATCCCACAGGTCCGACACGACGTCAATGTCGTGCTCGGAAATGTCGGTGGTGATGTCCCGATAGATGACCTTCGGGTTGAGAATAGAGAACATGTTATTCAAGTATGAGATTAGTCAAACGACACCTTTACCGTAACCGAATGGAGGCACACGGACTTGGTGGCACTGCGCGATAGCTCCTGCCGCTTGCGTCCCTCCTTCGGACGCACAACCGTGGAACACTCCTCCATGTCCGCGTGGACTGCCTCATAGTTCTCCTCCAGGTAATCCAGCACCTCATCCTGAATGACCCACGCGAAGAAGTTGAGCTGGCCGACCGTGGTCTCCAGACCCATGAACTGGATGTGCTTGGACCGACAGAAGGGATCAAACATCTTCTTGCTGTAGGCCTTGAGGTGAGCCTTGTAGGTCAGGTAGACGATCACGTGGCGGTTCGTCTTCTTCGTCAGATACGAGATATTGTGCTTTTTCGCATAGTTCGTGACCAGCCAGTCAATGAGCCGCAGGCTAACGCGCGACTCACCGACGAGGATCTTGCGCACGCGATCAAGGACCGCGGGGTCCGAGTAGCAGTTCTCTAGACGATGCAGAACCCACTGCTCCTTGCTCTGAATCGTCTCCATGGTGAAACTAGAACCGTTCATTGAAAATGGATTTTCGCTTGCCATGAGGAGAGAAAGCAATGGCAGCCCTCTACCCCACCCTTGGCACACCAATTGAACAGATTGAGCCCTTCACTCAGGAACTTCACGCGATCGTGGATACAATGAAGGAGGAGATGCTCACAGAAACGCGCATTCTAGAGGGTACTGCAGTGCCGACTTATGACGAGTTCAGGGAAGCCCTGGATGAGAAGCGCCCCTATATGAGCCGCGAGGCACTTGCCGTCCTGGAGGAACGCCTAACGCAGTGGCTGCTGGACAATCGCCCGTACACCTCACTGAACCGCCGGGTTCGGCAGTTTGCATTGTTCTGCTGCACCCTTCAGCCCGAGCTTCGGTTTGGCACCCTGAAGAAGATCCTCTACCCGATGGCGAGTCGCCTCATGATGGGCGACGTGGGTCGCCTCTGGCAGCGCGACCGCTGCTTTGAGCGCGTCCTTCGGCTCTATGGTGACAATGATCAGCGCACGGATGCCTGGCATGCCAAGCGGTCCGAGATGATCACGGCCTCTGAGGTCTATCAGGTCTTTGGATCAGACTCGGCTCGTCGGGAGGTCATGATGCGCAAGCTGGAGCCCCGTCCATCGGGCGAGGGGAACCCGATTGCCCCACTCATCTGGGGTACGCGGTTTGAGCCGGTAGCCAAGAAGATCTACGAAGAGCAGACTCGGTGCAAGATCTATGATGTGTCCTGTGTGCAGCATCCAGTTCATTCCTTCTTGGGTGCGTCTCCCGATGGACTGATTGTCCCCAACGATGACGATCCGCGGCGGTATGGGAGACTGGTGGAGTTCAAGTGTCCGATGAGCCGTGCCATGAAGGACGAGATTCCGCCGGGCTACGTGCACCAGATGCAGATGCAAATGGAGTGCACGGGCATTGACGAATGTGAGTATGTGGAATTCCGGTTCAAGCAGGTCAACTTCTCCGAGTGGACCAAGAGCACCGATACCAAGGGTCACTTCACGGTCTATGATTCGGGCAAGGTGGTCTACGATGTCGCAGACCATGCGGACGATGCCCAGGTGATCTACTGGCTTCTGACCTCCATCAAGCGTGACTTTGTGCAGCGCAACCCCAACTGGCTGTCCTCGCACATTGATGGGCTGAAGGCATTCTGGAACGAAGTGTTGGTGCACCGCGCGAACGGAACGCGTCCCGAGGAGACAAAGAAGTCGGTGACACTGGATCTCTAGACAACATACGAACGATACTGATTGACTTGGAACGGGGTTTCTACGCCCTCAATCGGACCCATGGCATACGGTGCGGGGTCCAGGTGATTTGTACGCTGGGCGTACGACGAGTCCTCATTGGCGACCGTCACGCGAACCTGCGTCTTGTCTAGGAACTCGGGCTGGAACTTTTCCTGTATGGACACTCGTGTCACCAGGAACACGGCCAAGAGAGCAAGC